CACTTCATTATCAATCTCTTCATCTAACTCATCGAGTTCAGTTTCATCAATATGCTTTTGTAGTTCTTTATCACTGATATCTTTATCAGTAATTTTTGTCTTGTCTTTATTTGCTTCCAAATACATCTCCATTTCTTCTACAAGAAGACCTTTGCGGATTAATGTATATAACTTTGATGCATCTGGCTTTGGTAAACGAGATGGAACACCTTGCATAAATGTCTTCTCGTCACCGTTAGCAGCTGCTTGTCTTAATTTAGTAGCTGACATACCAGCAGCACCATCAGCATCTGGATCTCTTTCTCCAGCTGATACCACTTTAATAGAATCCAACGAATAATCTTTACCGTTGTATTTGTTTAATAGAGTATCATATTCACGTACACGGTCAGAACCAGCAACCATTACTAGATCAGTAAAGCCGGCTTTCTGAAGCTCTTGCATGAGCTGAATTAATGTACGGGATTGAGATACTTTGACGACAGAACCAAATGCTTTTCTTGCCATTGCAATTTTATCTTTATATTGCAACGGATCTTTTTTAGCGTTCTGTGTATGGGAAAGATAGATTCTAGCTTCACCGCGCTGAGCACGTGCTACATCTTGAACTTTTTTAACTAATTTTTCATGACCAATGGTCGGAGGATTCATGCGCCCCCACGCTACTACAACTTTTTTCATTGAAGGTTTTCCTAAGACTTAACTTCGGTTAATGTATACTGTTATTTATAAAAAATATAAATACGAATATGAGACACTTTCTATTCTGTCTCGTCCTTCTTACCGGCTGTACTAATCCTGACTATATTAATACCAAAACAAGCGTATCTCATGTCGCTTATGCTTTTGATTATCTTGGATACCACGAGCGTAAGAACAGACGAGAGTTAAAAGAGCTTACTGGTGTTGACCCTGTTAACACTGAATGGTGTGCTGCATTCGTCAATGCGGTGCTCTATAATAATGGTTATTTGGGTTCTGATGCTTTTTCTGATTACCCTCTTATGGCAAGAAGCTTTATTACATATGGTGAACAAGTTGAGACCCCCGAAGTTGGAGACATTGTTGTCTTTCCTCGAGGGTCTACAGGGTGGCAAGGACACGTTGGTTTTTATTTGAGAACAGATATTATTAATAATAAAGCATACTATATTATACTGAGCGGGAATGACTATAATGAAGTACGTGTATCTCGTTATAGTGCTAGAAGCGCTCTTGCTATAGTACGTCCTATTTCTGCCACCCCTTTAGTACATCAGGAGAAAAGTTGGCTCGTGAGAATTCGAGGCGGTCTACAATCTTTACAGCTTGCCCGATATGGTCAATCGCAACATAACCTTCCTGATTCGTTGCTTTAAATCCAGAACTTGTACGTAAGAATGTACCGAGTGAAGATGCACGATTCATTTTATTAATGATCATCTGCTTAGCCTGTACAATGTAGTTCATTAATGTAAAGATTCTTTGCAGCTGATCTGTATGTGCGAACACAAGCTTAGTTACACGATCACGTTTACCAGTCCACTCTTGTTTTGATTTGTCTGTCTTTTTCTTATCAATTTCTTTTTGATACCATTCCATGATATAATTATACAGACCTTTCACATGAGATGCTGGGTCTGGGAATGGCTCACCAGCACGTACAAACGTATTGTTGTATGTTTTAATCTTCTGTTTTAACTCGTCATCATCTCGAATAGTACGAAGAGCATCACCATCAATAGTACGAAACATTTTACCTGCTTGTGATAATAGAGCAGTTACTTGATCCGTTTCTTTCGCTGTAAAGGTAGCGTTGCCAGATACATCGCGATAGGTAGCATCATCCATCCACACAGTAGGTGCCTTCTTCATCTTATTAACAATACCTTTACCGAAGGACGCTCTCATACTTTTAATCTCACGTCCAGTGTATGTGGTATGCCATACTACTCCGATGGTGGCGCGCCTAATTTGAGCCCCAAGGTTAGAATCAACAGGAACAGCGTATACAATAGTATTAGGTTGAAAAGTAAAATATTTCTCACCATCAATAGTTGCGACTTTAATATCCCCTTTGGTGAACATAAGGTCGCCCTGGTATACACCTTTTGTAATACCAAGTTTTGCAAACTCTCTAAGCGCGACACTGAACTTACTCTTAAGCTCACCAGAAAGATTCGCATCGATATCAGCTTGAGTCTTAAATAATTGTGGATTGACATTAAAGATCCCCTTTTTAGCAACGAAGAATTTACCATCAGCGGGGTCAACACCAGCAAAGATCGCAGGGGCACCATCCCATTTCACGGTAACATTAACTTTAGATTTAGTACGACCAGCTAGCATATCACGAAGATTTTGCAGGCTATTGATAGCCATGCGAGCACCATCCACACCATCATTGAAGATCATATCTTCAAGGTGTTCCATATGAGTGTTTTTTTGTTCAGTAATGAACGTTGACAGCTTCATCATACCTCAATAGCTCCACTTCTATTTTTCACAAAATCGATAGGGTAAATACCTAACCTAGCACCATCATAACGTCTGCCATCAACAACAAATCCACGACCGGCTCTATATGTTGCTGCTAATACAGCAGTATAGTCTCCACTCATGAATAAATCAACTTCTCCGTTCAATGCAATATGATCATCAAACGTTAAGTAAAACAAACCATCTTTATCGCTTGGAATAAGTTTGGCTTGTCCTTGACCAATCAATTGACAATTTTCAGTACCGAAAGACTTACCATAGTCTGGTCCAAAAATTGCCAAGTTAATTAGCTTCTTATCTTTTACTACCATGTATACAGGATTGGTCAGTTTATTATCTTCAATATAGTTAGATACAATCCGCATAAACTTAATAACCTCAGGATGATTATTAATTGCAGGACCTGACTTCTCTGTTACACCACTGTACTGTTGGAATGCTTTTGCACCACCAGGTTTCTTATGAGAGATAAAAATTTGATTACCAGTAGCATTGTGACATGCAAAGTCTGCTTTAGGTGTACCAGCAATTGTTTTAGCGCCAATAATACCTTTGTAAACCTTTCTATCTAATCTACGCTCACCTTTAATTTGAATATCGATTGGGTAGCTAATCTCTTTGATAATCTTATCAAGGTTTTCTAGAGCAATAGTCTCATCTTTAACACTATCAAAACCAGAAGGCTTTCTTATCTTATTGATAGGAACAAAACCATTCTTACCTTTATATTTTACACTAGCAAGTTCTAAACCAGCAGCTTTTACTGTCTGGTTCGATGCAAGAGTAAACTTATCACCCTCTTTCAGATAGGTAGTTGTACCTTCATACCTACTACCTTTCTTAACTAGAAGATTAACATCCTTCATCTTCTTCTCGATCTCGAGAGTTAGATTCTTCCAGTTTTTATTTTGACGGATGTATTTCTCCCACGCAGATCTTCCATCCGTTGTTTTTCCGCTTAAAAGAGCCATAGATATACCTATTGTTGTTTAGGTATATTTATCGACTCGCGAGATCAAAGACCTAAAATACGCGCAGGACGCTCCTTATAAAGATCTTTTCCTTCACGTAACCACTCTTCAATCTGCTCAAAGTAAAACGCTTCTTCTGTCTTACCGCCGCGCTCCAAAGCTTCTTTACAACCTTTAAAGAACTCTAACAGCTTCATAGGATTGTTAAACGAGTCACTCATCGATGCAGGTTTCCATTTACCGGGACGTTGATTCGACATTGTTAAGCTCCTTATTCACATCTGCATAATAAACATTATATACCTCATTTACATCAGCACGAGCCATTTTAGCTGCTTGTGTGATGATAGTCATTACAGGAACAGTATTACCCATGTTCAAGTTTTTTGCTTCTTGAATAGCATAGTGGATTTCAGAAAGAGATGTCATTTGATTGCTCCTCATAGTACTGCTGTTCTTCGGTGTAATCATAGCTAGGTCCGTCTAGCTCAAGTTGAATCTTATCATACGTAGAAGCAGATGATTTACCATACTTTTTAAGAAACGCGTCTTTCGTCATTTCGGTTGCATCTTCCTGCATTTCGAAAAAATATTGACCCATCTTACTCATAGTGCATACTCCATTTCAACATAGGTTGGAAACTTATCGTTGTTACAACGACCTTTGATAGTCTTAGGATGTACTCCTTCACCTTCAGCGGCTTCATTAACATTACGATATACATTGCCATCAATTTCATAATAATACTTTGCGTTACCAAATGAACCTGGATCTTCTACAAGCTCTACTCCAGCTGCTGCATATTGCTCTTCCCATGTAGGGTAGTCTGGATTATCTTGATAATGACGCAGTCTCATGTTCTCTTCTTCTGTAGTATAATGTACTTGGCGACCATAATCAAGAATTTCTTTCATCAATTCGTCAGTCAATACACCATCAAGATAAGCATAACAAAGTTTACGACAAGTGTTTGTACGAGTAATAAAATGCTCTTCTGTAAATTTACCTTTTCTAAAATGTTGATTCGTTGGCTCATGATAGCTAACCAATGATGATGACACTAGACCAGAATGTTTTGTCTTAACATCACCATAGGATAACATCAGAATACGACCTACTTCCTCAACTGAATAACCCATATCTAATAAAGCTACATTAGCTTTCACAATTGGAATAAAACGTTGAACGTTCATTACGGCTACTCCTCTACCCTCGCCTCAATTGATATAATAATTATATGAACAAACCACGTAAAATGCAACTGTTTTTAACTTTTTTTCCCATAAAAAAAGCCAGAGGCATCAATAATTAGATGCTCTGACTAAAAAAGTTTTTGGCGCCGGAACAAGGAATCGAACCTCAGTTTGTGGTTTTGGAGACCACCGCGTTACCACTACATCATTCCGACTATATACCGAGCTTGCGATCAAGCTCATTAAAATACTTATCTAAATCTTCTAGTGATTTTAATTCTACAACTCTGCCGGCTTGAGCCACGTTGCCGTTCTCATCGATATATCCACTATCCCCTTCCTTGGGAGTTCCGATTATTTCATCTGGCCAGTCAGCACCAAAGTAACCTTTAGCTTTCATATCTTCTAACCATTTTTTACCGTGTATACAAATAAGTAAACGATCACGCTGCATAGAGTGACCGTTATGATAGAAATCAGATTTAAATGCTACTATTTCAAATGGTGTTGTCATAATTTTATTTTCTACAAGTACTTTCACAGATAGTCTTCTAGTACAGGCTTCTGCACTTCTTCTTGCTTAGGACCGTGAGCGATAATAGCGTTAATCCACAACACGTATTCGTGATACATCGTTGCAAAAGTATCATTCTCTTTAGAAAGAATCGTTAACTCTGCTCGACTTTCTCGGCCTTTGCGCCAAACACCATAGTCATCGCTGTACTCATAAAACCAATCGTGCATTTGTAGTTTTTCGAAATATTCTTCAATCGCGTACATTTTAAGAAACTTCACTAGCATGTGAATCACCAGTCCTCACTAGAGAACCATCCTCTTGAACTTCATAGTCATCTTGAAGATGATTAGCAAGTTGATTAAGGAATGGTGTCCAGCGTTCAACATCTACATCATCTTCATCGACATAGAGTTCATCGAGGGTACGTTGAATCCAACGACTAATAGAGATACCCAGTACTTGAATAGGGATATCATCTTCGTAGTCAATATAGTCATCATCCTCGCTGAGTACATCGCGGTCCTGATATGTAGAAATTTCTTCAAATACATTTGAATTAGGGAATAATCGTCGTCGCATACGGAATCGTACTCTACGTGATCGATGTTCATTCTCTGCTTCAATAGCCATAATTTCTTCGGTGGTGGCAGTGATAGGAATATCCAAAGGTTTCATAACACCCATATGGACTTCCAAGCCTTCAATGCCAAGATTAATTAGTTTCATTTATTTCTCCGTTAAAAAATGTATATATGGTGCCCATACGGGCAGATTGTTTACGTATGCTCTACTACCTCAATACCAGCTTTTCGTAGAGCACCTGCGCATACCTCGCATGGTTTAGCTAATGCAGGAGTACCATCTTCTTCATATCTTTCTACTTTGATCTTATGAGCCTTTGACCAGTCTTTCAACTTTACAAGAGCGTGGATCTCAGCATGAAGAAAAATTTGATCTCCATTACCGTACAACTTTGACATCTCACCTTGCAATGGATGAGTCTTCCAATACGAGTTTCGCCCTGTAGATAGAACTCTACCTCGCTTATCGTATATTGTCGCAGTGAGAGAATACTTCTTTCTCGATCTCGGCATTAACATACGTTCCTTTCTGGTACGGGTGGTGGGATTCGAACCCACACTGTAGCAATTTTAAGTCGCTTGCCTCTGCCAATTGGGCTACACCCGCCTATTTTTACCTCTGTACGTGTCAGTAGCGGCCAATTATTATTCGTAAATACTGCGGCGCGGGGTGTCCCAATCACCATCACAAGCGAATCGAAGAATACGGTCATTCTGAATCAACGCTACAAGAAAGCCTTCTGGCTTATTCTCATCGCGGTACCAAATTGCACGATCACATTCAACGAGTGCTTTATTCACTGCATCGTCATCTTTGCGTTCATCAAATTTTACAGTCTTAACAATCTTCTTGTCGACCATAGTAACAACTTTCAGCATAACAATCTCCTCATTTGATACTTAATTATAGTCGCACTCATCCCTAAGTGCAACTATTTTTTTCACTTTATGCAGCTTTTCTTGCTTCACGCTCTGCTTTCAACTTAACTTGATCATCCAAGTACTGCTTCTGACCTGCAGATGTAGTAGGGTAACCAAGACGCTTAAGAAGTTTCTTAACGTGAGGTGAAACAAAACCTTTGCTTTCAAGAACGCTAAGAGGTGATTCACCTGCATCAAGACGACCGAAGTACTCTTCACAAGTAAAATTCTTAATCAAGAAGTTCATGAAGGTTTTGTAACCACCATTGTATTTGAAACGTGCAACGAATGTTGGCTTAAGTTTACCAATCCAGGAAGGATGGCAGTTAGGATGTACTTCGTTCATCAACTTGGCACCTTCGTATGCACCACGATACATCAGGTACATACCATCCCATGTAAACTGCTCTTTATCAAACATTGTCATAACATATCTCCTCATTTCGTACATATATTATAAGTGCAGAGATTGATAAGTGCAACTATTTTTTTCACAAAAAAACCTAATAAAATCAATGAGTTAGGAAAAAGTTGCAACTTTTTTGAAAACCCAATGAAATCAATAGGTTATAACTTAATGATTTTTAATTACTTTTCAGATGAATGAAGATATTTACCTGCTGTAGCGCATTTTTCACAGCATTCAGGTGTACCACGTTTATCATGAACTATGTCATCTTGATAACCGGTATCTCCGTCAGGGTTGTATTCTGTTAGTTCCTTTTGTTTATCGTTATAGTTTTTTGTAGGATCAAATACTTTCGGTTCCATCAAATCTCCCTTTTGATCTGTTACTGGACGTCTTGTTAAACCTTTCCCACCGTGCCATTTGCTCATGAGAATAATGCTTTAAAGTCTTGCTTGTCAAAAGAACTCCTACCTCTATCAAATACAGGTGTATCATCCTGAGTAGGTCCATCCATAATACCTTCTTGTGCTGATTGCTCTGCATCATACAGACGCATCCGTGCACGATCAATACCAACAACGAACCGTTTATTGTTAGTAGGATCATTATAACGATTCTTCAGCTGCTTAACCATAATCTGATTTAGAGCTTCTAACTCTTCTGTACTAATAATAGCAAACATTAAGTCAGCAGTTGCAGGTAGACCGAACGACTCAGAAGTATCTTCTAGTCCAACATCTGAATAAGTATACCCTGAACGAGTAGTCTGAGTAGCTGAGAAGATAGGAACATCTTTCTCTACAGCAAGACCGCGCAACTCTTCAGCAATTGCTTTTACATAACTGTATGTATTAACAGAGCCACCTAACCCCTTCATACGAGCAGATGCACAGATATTCAAATAGTCAATATAGATAATATCTGGAATGAAACCTTTCTTAATCTTTAACTCATTAACTAGATGTCTAAAGTGACCCGCATGAGCTGAACCAGTAGGAAACTCTTTTACAATAAGTTTACCAGATGTACGTTCACGAATCTTTGCAATACGTTTATCGTACATCATCTTAGGAAGCTCTTCTAGTTCATCCATAGTTACATTAAGTAGGTTGGCGTCGATACGCTCAGCAATACGCTCCTCCGACATCTCCATAGTAATATATAAGACGTTTTTACCGTCCATTAGATTATTGGCTGCGAAGTGACACATCGCTAGAGACTTACCGACGCCAGTACCAGCAAGAATGATATTCAACGACTTACGTGATACACCACCCTTAGTAATTTTATTTAAATATTCAATATCGAAAGGAATCTTTTCTTCCACAGTATGATAGAAGTCAAACCGTGCTTCATAATCATCTAAGAAATCGTGACCGATATGATTATCAAATGCTACACCTAAAGCGTCTTGTAAGATAGCAGGTATAGCATCTTTAGCTTTATTCTTAGACTTACCATCGATAATGTGAATCGACTCCATGATAGCATTATATACTGCTTTCTCTTGACAAAACTCTTCGGTCTTATCTACAAGCCACTCTCTATCATGATCTTCACTTAAATCAGTAAATGAACGTACAAGCTGAACACTTGTATTATAATCAGTTTCGATTAACGATTGATCATTACCAAGTTCAATAAGCAAGGTATCACCTGTAGGTGCCTTGTTGTAGTTATTCATGTACTCATTAATTTTTCTGAGTACGATACGTTCAGCGATATTCTGAAAATATTCTTCCTTAAGAAAAGGAACTACTTTGCGAGCGAACTGCTCGTCTTTTACTATACTACTTAGAATCGTCGTTTCGATTGCCATCAGTTGCTTCTTTTACCGTTGCCGAGTTAACAATTATATCATAAAGGATGTCGCCGATCAACTGTTCAAATTCATGTTGTTCAGCTGCTTCATGTTTTTCATCAGCGACTTTAAAGTCTTCAGGTGCTTCAAGTAACTCATAATCATACGATAGCGGCACATCAGCATCATCATCATTAAACTCGCCTACTTGAATTGTACCGTATTTGTATACAAAGTCTTTAAACTTACCGTCTAAAATGCGAATAGGAGCTGTTTTGTGATTGTGCTCATCAAATGCAACTTCATACTTCGGACAAGTCATCTTCAAACTCCTCCTCATCTTCAATTACTGGCGCACTATTTTGACCGTACATAAACTCTTTCTTAGCTGCTTCTTCAAGCTGAGCCATTACATCATCAGTAAAATACTTTTCTGGGTCGTTGTTAATTGCTTTACCAAACACCTTTGTACCGTCAGGTAGTTCATATCGAGTAGATACCTTTTTAATGATATCATACTTCTCAGCTAGATCTAATAGACCATAGTAACGATCAAGACCTTTATCATACGTTAAGAGTACTTCTACTTGTTTATTCTCTTTAGTAAATCGAGACTTAGTCATTGTACACTTGATGATATTACCTACTACTTCTTTACCGTCTTTCTCTTTTTTCTTACCCAAGAATACGATTTGCGAAGCAGTATACTTAAGACCAGAGCCACCAGACATCTCCTTCATTGGAATATACGAACCAACAACATCATACACATGGTTAGTAATCAATAGAGGAACGTTTACTTTAGCTAGTTTAAGATTCAATACTCGGAAGGTAGCTTTAAGAGTAGCTGCCTTAGTCATATCACGAGTCTCTGAACCTGATGCGGTATCTTCAACTTCTTTAGTAGTAGACAACTGACCAAGAGAGTCAAGAACCATCATCATAGGTGGACGATCCTTCTCGTTTGCTTTAGCGTAGTTGTCAATAATTTGCAATGCCGTGTGACGAAACTTCTGAATAGTTTCTGGCTCAGAGATAATAACTCGTGATACATCAATACCACGAGAACGCATCATATCTTTAGTTACAGCAGCTTCAGTATCAAAATAGAAAACAGCAGCACTAGGATTAGCATCAAGGAACTGCTTAACCACGCCCATAACGAAAAACGTTTTACCCGTCGCTGACTCGCCCGCGAATGCTGTAATTTTGTTATTAGGTACCCCACCATATAAACTACCACTCAATGCTGCGTTTAGAATGTATGAACCAGTATCGATAGTACCAGAGAACTCTGAGCTGTTCAGGCCGTCTTCAGCCATATTAGTATTTTCATCATTCAGCTCTTTAACCATATTACGAAAAAAATCAGACATAATGCCTCCAAATCAAATCAATAATGTATAGTATAATCTACTTAGTTGCTAAGTTCAAGCGATTTTCTATATGCAACCAACTTTTTATACTTCATGTTTAAAAACGTACCTTCACGTTGACTCTTAGGGTTCATCTCATACTTCTTAATGAGTAAATCAAGGTCAGATTCAGTCATGTTTTCAAAATTATCTTCATTTAAATCTACTTCACGCTCTTCTTCAACCGGGGGTGTTTCGATATCAGTAAATGTAACAACCTTTTTTGTTGTTAGTTTTTTTCTATTCTCATTGAATGTCATATTAGCAGCAATGATGAGTAGAACAGCAAGAGGATCAAATACAAAGATAATTGTTATAATAACCCATCTTACAGCTGCTTCTAACAGATCTTTATCAGCTTGTCCATCGTAAATAAATTCAGCGATGTACTTAAGAGGGCCGACTTCAGCTTCTAACTGTAATTGTTCTTTACTTAATACTAACTTGTCTTGCTGTAGAGTAGCAATCTTATCTGAGGCTTCATCAACAACTGTTGTTAACTGATCGCGCTCTTCTTTTTGCGATTCACGTACAGCAATTGCACCATCTTTACCTCTGATACGATCAAAGTCAATTAATGTTTGAACAGATTTATCTAGCTGTGATAAGACGGTTTCTGCATCTTTAATACGTGCTTGTTCACGTGCAATTTTGTTATCAATTAATTTAATCTGTAGAGTATTATCACCTGTACTGATAGTTTGATCAATATGTGCTTTAGATAAGAAACCAAAAATACCCATGCTTGTAATAAACATGAGTACAATAACCGCACCTGTAAGATACGATTTAAGTATAAAAGGAACTTTCTTCCAGTTTTGGTATAGCCAAGATGCAGTAACTAGTTTACCAATCTCTAACGAAGCACCCATAATAATAATGGGAAGCTGAGCGGCAGCAAAGATAGCTGCTAAACCGACAATACTATACCAAGCAGCAATACCTGAAATAAGTAGTGCTGCTGCTAAGACAAGATAGCCCATTATTCGGACTTATAAAATGTCCAAGCACCGTATGCAATTGCTGCATAAGCAACCAGACTTGCAATTGGTTTAAAGATTAGAAATGCTACACCTGCACCAATAAGAACAACACCATCTAATGATGTACGTTCACCTAGTCTATCTGTTACCCATTTCTTCAACATTATTCACCTCTCGTGATTGATAGCAACTTATCAATTTGTGCTTGAAGAGTTGCTGTTCTGTTTGGCCAATGAATATAGTCTTTATCAGCAGTCTTGAGTAGATTAACAAGCAACGGCATAATCATTTTTTCTACTTCTGTTAACTTAGACTTCACTTCTGCTTTTGTAGTTGACTTCACTACGTCAAACTCATCATCAAGATTCATTAGCTTAGTATTTAGACCATTCATTGCAGTAACAAGAGCATCTACTTTCTGCTCAATACGCAATACGTTATCGTTAATACCCTCTACATCTTCTGCAATCGGGCTACTATCGATTTGGATATTAGATTGTGGAATCTCATCTACGGCGCTGAAACCAAAGTCAGCGTTGAGATACTCTTCTGGTATATTACTCATGCGAAAAAGTCCTCTAGTGTCATTTGCTTTTCAGTAGTCCACCCAATAACGTCAAGAATATTTTTCAATGGTTCTAAGAACGCTTTCTCAAACTGCAACTCATAATCAACAAATTGTCGAATCTTAAACTCATCAGGGATCACACTATTGAAAGCAACAACGTTTTCTTGAATGTAGTTCGGCATCTTCAAATAAACGAACTTAATCTTTTCACCTGAGAAGATACTTTCATATTTTTGCTCTATTCCATATTTATGTAAAAAATGATTATAAAGCAGTGCTCCTCGCACGTGGATAGGAGTACCTTTCTTATAAAGACTTGCACGGTCTTGCCACTTCTCTAACTCAGATACACCTCGAGGAAACGCAATATCTTCAGCAGCAAGACTCATAAACTTTTGTCTACAATCGTCAATATATTTTTGAGTTGCTTCTTCATCGTGATTCATAATTACTTTAATAGTATCACGAAGCATATCACGCACAGGCTGAGGAGTAGAAGAACGTACAACCTCAATACCCATAATCTTTAGTTTAGGTTCTTTATATTGAACACCCTCGTTATTATATACGTTTAACGCGTAATGCTTCTTACCTGTCCAGATGCCTTTATCAGCAATTACTTCCCGAGCCATAACCATCTTCTGCTCATAAGCATTCATATAATTGAACAACTCATCGTAAGCTTTTGCCATAAGAGGTTCGAGCTTTTCATTTGCGACTTTATCTAGGAACTTGATAGGGTCTTTAGGATTAACTTGCTCAACAAGCTTACTCATTCTTACATATAACGAATCAGTATCAATAGCAATTATATAATCATCGTTATCAGTCTTAAGTATTTTATTCATATACTTATTAATAGTATCTTCGGCCCAGCGAATAGTAAGCTGACCAGAAACAGTAATAGATTCAGCAACACGCATATCATAATATCTAAAGTACTCGTTAGATAAAGCGCCATAAAGAGAGTTCATAAGAATTTTTACAGCCATTTGCTGATTATTAAGAGTTACAATCTCCCGTTCAATTTCATATGAGTCCCCCTCATCTTGAGCTTTTTGTTGAGCAGCAAGCATTTTACGTTTAAAGACAGTACGTTCATCATACAAGCCTTGAATGATCTCAGGGACAATACCTTTCTTAGTTTTATCAAAGTATTGACCAGTACCAGTCATACAATATTTTTTAGGAATACGATATTCAATTCGTTTCAAAAGATCATCTACGTTCGCTTCATATTGCATATCATTTACAACAGTTTCAGGCGACATATTGTACTGCATGATAATATGAGGATACAGAGAGTTTAAGTCAAACGACATAACCCATTCATGAGCTCCATTTTGAGGGTCTTTAACATATGCACCCTCAATCTTGCGCTCTTTTGTAATGTTGCGTTTAGGAGGAACGACAATATTTCTTTTACGTAGCTCATTATAAAGAAGCGCATCCCATACGCCAACAGAGCCAAATGCATCTGCATAGTTAACAAGACCTTTATAAGCAACAGTCATAGCCAAAGTAATTAACCCCATCTTATCTTCAAGACGGTCTACAATATCAACATCACGGATATTATAGTCAATAAACTTTTGATGATTCTGTTGGTATAGTTGATGAAGTGAACCATATTCATCATAAGAGAGTTTACGCTCTCCTAATACGACATGAGCAATATTATCCAGTTTATAGGACTCTTGAGTACCATAAGTATAACCAAACTTTTTAAAGCAATCAAGATAGTCTAACTGTTGCAAACCATATATATCAAACGCTTGATGTTTGCGGCCTGCAATATCAATATTACGTTCGTTGATAATGCCCCACGGAGAAAGCTTTTTTCTCATATCCTCACCAAGAACCATACCAACACGATTAACAATATAAGTAGTATCGAAGAGACGAGAGTTCCAACCTGTTAAGACATCAGGATAATTTTTAGACCAATGATCTAAAAAATTCATAAGAAGACCAGCTTCTTTGTCGCATTGAGTATAAACAACTCGATCAACGAGCTCTTTACTCAGTTCAGACTTATAATCTTTCCACTCACCAAGACCCCAGACATAAAATAAATTATCAATATTATTCTTTAGAGTAATAGCTGTGATAGGAAAACGAGCTTCATCAGGTGTAGGAAACCCTTGATCAGATTGAACCTCGATATCGATAGTTGTTACGTTAATAATATCTCGATCAAAGTTTATTCCACGATCAAGGAAAGCATCAGAAATAAACTGTTGTATATAGTTAGTATTACCGTATATTTTAAAATTATCTACATTCTTATATTCATCAATAAAGCTGCGAGTATCTCGCATAGTACCTGGGTTAACAGGCTCAACAGGTTTACCTTCTAACGTCTTTAAGTTAGAAGTAGAGTTATTACCTGGTATATAAATTGTAGGTTTAAACTCTATTCGTTCACTTATAGGTTGACCGTTCTTATATCCACGAAAAAGAATATCGTTACTAAAGCGATCAACGCATGTATAAAAAGTAGACATTTATACCTATATGATTAATTTAGATGAGGGAGTTACTACACCGCCGTATAATTGTTTATGCTGGTTTGCTACGTCTGTATCAACTTCAGCAATAAAGACAATAAAACTATTTTTTACTTCAATATTATTATCTGTTTTGCTAAGAATAGGAGCCCAAGGAGCAAATCCAAGCTGGCCTTGACTTGTTGGTACAGCGACAATAGCATTTTTTATTGTAGTTGTTTGAGATCCTTTTTCACCACTTATAATCTCCGCTACAACATCTTCACCAGATGCCATACGAATTAATTTTACATTAGCCATAATATTACCTTATAATTGAAAAGAGAGCCTCGAAAGACTCTCTTATTATAGTATCTATCTGTTGATAAATCAACTATCTTTTTTACTCGATACAAAAGAATAAAATTCTTTTGATTTTTCCATCAACTCATCAAATGTATAAGGCTTGTAAGCATTAACGACCTCATTGATTTGTGCTTGGCCAGCCTCAATCAATTTTTGAGTATACTCAACATGCATTTCATGCTGTCTATCCATATACTCTTTAGCCAATTGCAAAACTTCAGACCTTA